CGGACATAGGTGTCATTCTCATCTGCTGGATAATCTCTCGTGCAGTATCAATGCCTCTGTTATTTGAAGAATTTATCTCGTGAATATCGATATCATCTGCTCCAAGTTTCTTTGCAATGATTCGTGCTATGGTAGACTTCCCAGTTCCGGCTGGCCCAGAAAGAAGGAATACGTGTGGCCTATCCTTTCTCTCAAGCAATGATTGAAGTGATTGCAGTGCAAGCTCATTGCCAATCATCTCACTGAAATCAGTTGGTCGATACCTCAAATACAAACTAGCCATGCTCTACTCCTCACTTAGTAATGTTTTCTTTCTGCTATATTTCCAAGGTTGCTTGTAAGCTGAAGCTATTCTTTCACAAGCAATATCAAAGTACTTTTCTTTAATCTCAATTCCAATAAATTTTCTATTCAGTTCAGCACAAGCTACACCTGTAGTTCCAGAACCCATGAAAGGGTCAAGCACCGTTTGTTGCTCATCACTTGCTAATTTTACACACTTATACATAACCGCTAAAGGCTTCTCATTTGGATGTATATTATCCTGCTGAGCTGGATATTCTATATATCTTGACCTATCTCTATAATCCCCATAAAGATGACCAGATGTAAAGGAATGAACTATATACTCAGTATCAGGAAGATAATTATTATTGACTAATGGTGTTGGATTAGGTTTGTTCCATGTAATGAGCATCCATCTTCGCACAGAAGCATAGTGTAGCAATTTTTGAAGTTGCTGTATAGAACAAAATACCATCCAGTTATCAAACTGTTTCAAAATATCCATATCAAACCCAGAATCAGTAAAATTATGAATATCAGAAAGATATTTTCTCCTGCTACCAATACCACCACCAGTAGAAACAAGTTCATATGGTGGGTCAGTAATAAGAACATCAATAGATGATACTGTTGAAAGCAAGGAGTAACAATCACCTAAATAAAGCGTGGCATCACCGATATGCTCTACTCTCATTCTTTCAACATCCTTCCATCATGCATATCCGCCCATGAGCCATCAACATCACTTGATTCCCTCTTTATCAGTAGTGGTACAATCAGCCAATCAAACTCATCTTGTATCTTCTGTGTTCCATACAGCCACACAAGGTGGTCAAGCACATCTTCTTCTTCTGGTTCAGCATCTATGAGCATAGCATCATGTATTTCACTGATTATCTTACTCTTCATTCGTTGCTTTTCCATTCGTTTTGTTACATTTGTAAATGTCCACAGCAAGCAATGAAATGCTGTCCCCTGTGTCTGATAGTTAAGTAGCTGGTTGATACTCATTGGTGCTTTGTACCGAAATCCTAGATGAGAATCAATGTAACCTTTCTTCTCAAACTCCTTTACTGTTTTTTCCTTCCATTCATATGCTGCAGGAAACATATCACCCCAGAACCAGTTTTCTATTGTTCTCATGTGCTCAGTAAAATCATCAAGATTAGTAATGCCATTCTTTTTCAGATGTAGTTTTGTTTCCATCTCAATCATTTCCCAGATATTCTTTGCTGTATTCTTATACCATGAACCATAGATAGTAGGAAACACAAAACCGTTCTTTGCTGAAAATCGTTCTTGGTCAGTAATGAGATTCTTTTCTTTCAGGAATATTCTTGAAGCCATATCCCTATGCATATCTGTCGTTGGATCAGACACATATGCAATCCAGTGTGGGTCTTTATTGTAGGTTGCAACAATTCTTGCTTCAAGTGAATTGTAATCATACTCAATAAGCCTATGCCCTTTTCTTGGCTTTACTGTTGCTCTGAACATTCGTGCAACAACATCATCATGCTTCGGGGGGTTCTGCATATTTGGGCTATCAGAACTAGAGCGGAAGGAATCAACATTATGCAAGTTGAAGGTGGTATGGATAAGCCCATTCACAGCTTCCCGTGCATAGCCTTCAAAGTAAGTAGTTTTTGCTTTTGCCCACCGTCTCCAGTCAAGCACATAGCTCACAATAGGGATATTCTTATACTGTTCTAGAGTATCTGCATCAGACTTTGGCCTTCCTGTCTTTGTTTTATTCTCTTCTGTACATTCATAACCTAATACATCAAACAGTAAATGAGTAATATCACCTGGGGCTGATACTCTGAATTTCTTATCCTTATCCCAACTCTTCAATTCATCAGATGAAAGCACTATCTGTTCAATCACATCCATTTTCTTTGCAATTCGTGCTTCAGTCTGCTTTGATAGTTCAACATCATAGATAATACCATTGTATTCAGCATGAGCAAGTGCAATGGAACCTTCTGTAAAGAACTCTATTGCTTTCTTCATTTTCTTTTTTACAATGGAAAGCTGATACTCATAGAGCTTATAGGTAAACAAACTATCAAGTGCATTGTACTTCAATAGTTTATCAAGTGGAGCTTCTTTTATTCTATTAAGTGCATTTGAACCATATAATTCTTCTTCTTTCTTTACTGGTTCAATGTATGCATCAATATCATTATCATATCCAGCAACACCAAATGCTTTGTACACTTGATACTTTAAGTTTACTCTCTTCTTATTATCAATAATGTGAGCCGCAAGCATCGTATCCCACACCACAGATTCAGGCCACACACTTTCAGTATTATGGAAACCCCCACGAACTTTTACCCACAAACTATCAAACTTTATGTTATGCCCAACCTTCTTGACATCTGACTGCATCAGCTCTTTCCACTTCAGCCTAAATGCCTCATCATCAAAGAATGGGAATGAGTAAGAGAATAATCCATCACTCACTGAAACAGTAACTATTTCATGCCCATCACGGTATGGTTTTCTTCCCGTTGTTTCTGCATCAAATGCTACCACATCTTTGGTAAGCATTTCATTGATAATGTTTATAGCTTCTTCTTTTGTTTCAATCGCATAACACTCACTTTCATAATCAGTTTTATAGAATGGATGATATTTTTCTGCAAGTGCAACAGCTTGTTGAATATCATCATGAATTTGTTTTCTCAATACAGTATCTTCATCTCCCCCATTTCGCAATATGTAAGAAGGATGCCACGTTGGGCAGATATATGTTTGTAGCTCTTGGTCAGGAATCACACATCCTTGCCAATCAGTCATAGAAAGTCCAGATAATCTTCCTGTCATTCTAAATCCGACAAGGCTATCCATTGCTATTTTACCAAGCGGGATAATCACTTTCGGTTTCAGCTCCTCTATTGTTTTCATCAAGTTCGGTCTGCATGAAGCTATCTGAAGAGGAGTTGGTGTAGCATTATCTTTTGGTCTACAAATGATGGCATTTGTTTTCCAGAAGTCTCTGTCTAAATCAAGATGCAATTCTGAAAGTACACTGCGTAAAAGCTGTCCAGAAGCACCAACAAGTTGTGTTCCTTCTTCATCTTCAACTTTGCCGGGTGCTTCTGCAACAATAAGTATTGACAGCTTTCCTTTTCCAGATGGAGGCATTTTAGGAGAGATACAAGTTTTGTAGAGACCACATTCTTCACATGAGCCTTGCAGTATCTTTTTCTGCTTTGCAAGAGGCTCATCACCACGAACTATTGATGTATCTTCTTCTCCAAAAAATCCTGTCATTTGCCCACCTTAAAATTATTATCTATTAGTATTACCAACCAATGATTCTGCTGTTATAGTAATCCCACCACGAGATTTCTGATATATTGTTACCTTCACCCAATATGGCTTACATGCATCAAAAATATCTTGAGCTATTTTTGATGATAAACTTTCACAAAAAGCCCCTTCTTCTCTAAATGACCACAAATACAATTTAAGACTTTTGCTTTCAATACAAAATTTATCAGGTTCAAATTCAATGCAAACCCGCTCCCAATCAGGTTGCCCTGTTACAGGGCACAAACTTGTTACTTCATCACTGTCCAAAACAACTCGTTTTACATGTTCAGGAGTTGGAAATATCTCAAGCTTCCTCATAGGTGTGGAAACTTTTTTACCCAATATCTCAAAATTAAATCCTTCCATAGTACCCTCCAATCAAAATAGTTTTCTTACAGATAATTTAGTACTATACTCATCTGGTATTAGTACCTGGACATATTTCATTACATAATCTAAGGAAAAATATACTCTTTCAGCCAATCCACGATTGTCAGATTGTGTTGCTATATCATAATCCCTACCAAATTCCTTGAAAAAATTTCTTAGATATTCTTCTCCAAATCTATGTTTCCACCACTTGCCTCCTTTAGCTCTTTGAGAAATAGGAACCATTTTACCTATATGAAATGGCATATACACACCACCATACCTACAAGTAATAGCAATTGCAGATGAATCAACTGATAACCAAGGGTATCGCTTCAATATATTATTAGCCATAACACCAAACCCATGAAACCCAATCTTATCCCTATTAGGAAATTTTCTAAAAATATCATCAATAAAAACAATTCGTGATTTTGTAGATTTATATGCAACTGCACCCAATCCTACGTATGAGCAATTGTCTACATACTCATTTAGTATATCAATATCCTCACCATCATGGTAAACTGGTATGGGGAATAACCCATGCCTTCTCATTGCCCTCCAGTTCTCTAAAGATTGCTTTCCATTACCAACAACATCCAATGAAGCATATCTTGTTATTTTATCTTCATTTCTTTTAATAAAGTCAATATAGTCATTTAATCGTACATTTGCATTGTTTTGAGATACGGAAAAAGCTCCTGAATCAACAAACAAATGACTATACCAACTTTTCCATTCAATTTTGCCCTTTTTGCTGAATTGATCAAAAGGGATAAGTACAGGAATTTTCTTATCATATCCTTCCATGATAAAATCGTGGAATACAATTGAAGCACCACCAAAATAGATTATTGGTGTAGTATCATCAGGTTTTTCATCATTTCTCATATCAGCTCAATGTAGACATAATCTGTTTGCTTACTTCATTATACAGCACAAGATGCTGAGTCATTGCTTTTCCTTCACCTTTTGTTTTGATGAAGAAATTCTTGTACTGCTTCAGCCCATTCATTATCATGTTGGAATCAACATTTATCAGCACCGCCTCAAACTTTTTGCTTGGCTTTACTTCCCACGGAACTTTTTCTGAATAGTTTCCTGCACTTCGTTCTGCATAAACCTCAATCCCATTTGTGGAGAATGTGAGTTTTACCACAGCAAATGATTCAACATTTATCGAAAACACTGATGCTTTCTCAACAACTTCCTGCAATGTTGATGGCAGTACTCCACTCACATCACCATCTTCAAGAACATGCTCATCTACTATCTTCTTTATCTTTGCAAAAGGATAGGCTTCTTGTTGGAGTAACTTACAACTGAAAATAACATCATCTGATGTTCTGAAGTGAACCCATGACTGATTCTTTGCAATGGCATATTCCTTTATACCATCCATTTTCAACAACTCTTTCATTGAACTATCCGAAATCCAAAAAGAACTTTCCATTGATGGCTCAAAGGTACTAAACTGTATTCTCTGCTCATCAGTGGACATCATCATGTTGTCTTTCACACAAATTCCAGATAGTGTTGAAGTATTGCCCTGAAAGATGCCTAGTTTTGCTAGTTCAAAAAAGGCTTCCGGCACTGCTTTCCATTCAAATTCTTCCTCAAACAGCTTTGTGATGTAGTTGTACACATCAGAATTGATGTACATTATTTCTATTCGAGCATTTCCTGACTTTAGTATCCACCTATCTTCAAGCACTTGTATTTTCAACACTTGCTCTTTCAGTTTGTTGAGGAGTGCATATAACTCCATTGCTCGAACAGAACCAGTCAGGTCTTTAATCGTTGCATCAAGATGCACAGTAACACCTATATCATTATTATAAGTATAGATGTTGCCATTAGTAAAGATAAATGTATCTGCACCAATGATAACACTACTTCCAGCATCAATGCCAGGAAGTGCCTTCTTCATGGCTGAAACAAGTAATTCTTTCTGGATTTCCATAAACTCACCTTATTTATTTACATAAAAATAAAAAGCATACTACAATAATATTATTGTAGTATGCTTTTGCCTATTCTTCCTTCACTGTAAATGGGCTATATGAATTTGCTCCGACAATATCAATCCCTTCATACTTCTTCAGCTTATTGCAAATAAGATAAGTAACAGGGGTCATAACAATTTCAACAGTACATTTTACAGCCCACTGCACAAATACCATTGTGATAACAGCATTAAGTGGCATAACACCCAAAAAAGCTCCAATAATGAAAATAAGTGAATCAGCAAATTCTCCAACAATAGTTGAGCCGATAGTACGTAGTGCAAGATACTTATGATTTGGGTCCCACTTTATCATCCATTCCTTCATTCGTGCCATTACAAAAGCATTTGCAAATGAACCCACCCAATATCCAATGATTGAGACAACAACTATTCTAGGAACAAGCCCTAAAGTTGCTGAAAATGCAGACTGCCCAGTATAAAAAGCAGGATAAGGAAGTGCAATTGCATACCAAAACACTAATGCCATGACAATGTTTGCACCAAATCCCATCCAGATTATTCTCCTGCTCTTTGCATACCCATATACTTCTACAATAACATCACCAAAGATATAGGTTATTGGAAATAGATACATGGCGGCGGGCCCGACAATTCCAAACAGATTCCCAATCTTTGAAGCTATGATGTTTGATAGCAGAAGCATTGTAACAAATGCAACTGTAATCACATCAAGCAACTTGTAACTCCTGTTCTCTTCCATTTTCTTCCTCCATAATAAAATTTACAAATTGGATTTAACAAACCCAATATGTTTCTCTTCATTTAACAACTTCTTTAGTGTACCAAATTCCTGCTCAAGATGCAATAGCTGTTCCTTTTGCATTTCAGTTTGGTTTTTAAGTTCCACAAATATAAGCTGTAGCATTGTGGTGAGAACTTTATTTACATAAACACTATCAGCACCACGTGTTTGCGCCCCATGAACGCCCTGCCGATATGCGGCAATAGCTTTATATTCATCTTTCAATATATTATAGTTTTCCCTATATATCATTCCTGCTATGTATGTTGCATCATACACATCATACGGGTTATATTCACCAAACTTTCTTGCTCGTTCTTTGTGAAATGCCTCATTCAACTGCATCCTCCCAATGCTTTTTCCATCATCACCGATAGCATTATCACTTTCATTTGACTCCACAATGGCAATAGCTTTCAGAAGTAAGGAAGAAACTCCAGTCTTTTGCTCTGCACGCTCATATGCTGTTGGTGCAGGTTTCTGCTGTACTAACGGCTTTTCCTGTACTTTTGGAGAGCAGGCACATATAAACACTGAAAATAAAACTAAAATAAAAAATTTCATCACATAATCTCCTTAAAATAAAATACACTCGTACTTCGTGGTTTACTCAACCGTTCTGGCTCGCTCTCATTGATTGGTTTACTCGTCTGAAGTGGCTCGCTCATTTTTCATGGTTTACTCTTTTTACATGGCTCGCTCTTCCATGCTGGTTTACTCCCGCCTGCTGGCTCGCTCTACTTCTTTGGTTTACTCTAAGCAAATGGCTTGCTCTTCCCTTCCCTAAAAATGTAGCATCTTTTACATAACCTAAACCATTTTGATGCCTCCTTATACTCATTCTCTGTACACTATCTATTATATCACATTCTTTGAAAAAATATCACAAAACCAAAAAATTCTTCATTTTCCTCTCACTTTTTTCTTTTTTTCTTCTTCCTCACCTTTTTCTTTAACCATTTCTTTTTGTAATTTGCTATCAAGACAAGGTTTACCTATATCCAAACACTGTAGCACCACCGCTTGTTCAAAGCATTGCTTTCCTTCCCGAACTGCAAGCTGGCTTATCCGTAGCACACCTTTTTCTGCTTCGTCTTTCCTCTGGTTCAAGCCTATCCCTGAAGTTATATGGTTCATCTTCCTGCCATCTTCCGATGAATCTGCTTGCTGTACATCCCTCCCGAATGTCTCCTTATTTGTGTGGGATGCAGTAACCATCAGCAAGTTCCTGCTCTGGGCAATAGCTCGCAGTCCTTTCCAAATATCATCAAGTTTATGCCGGTACTCTTTCCCTGCTGTTCTACTTGCTACAAGTAAGTCAGCATAATCAATAACCACCACATCAGCAACAAAATTATCATAATGTGCCATGTTGTCTAGGTGCATTTCAATCTCACTAACTGTTGCTTTTGACCCAGCTAACTGCACTATTCGCACATCCCCAGTTCGCAACAGCCTCCGTAGTTTCTTTTGCTTTTCACTTACTACATTCTTGTCAAATCCTTCTTTATGTACAATCCTACTGCTTACTTTATACAAAGGAGTTCCATCTTTTGCTTCCTGTGCTACTTCAAAGTATGGTATTACAACATCCATAGGCTTTACTGGCTCACCAATAATTGAACGCCATGCCCTTCGCACCATTTGTCGTTTCGTCATTTCAAGTGTGAACAGTACCACCTTCAGCCCTTTGAACATTGCCGTTTCAGCAGTATACAGCAGATACCAACTTTTGCCACGCTTTGCAGGGCCAAAAAATGAAAGAAAATCACCTCTATGCAAATCACCAACAACTTCTCCAAATGCTCCAGGAAATCTGAACAACAGCTCTTCATCTTCCTCAAACGAATCAATAATTTCTTGTGTATCATGAATAATGCTCACGCCTTCACCTGATGCCACCTCAATTCGTTTGTAGTTTGCAATTTCCAGTTCAGCTTTCACTACATCTTTTCTTGCCAAATCTGTAGCTACTGTTTCAAGCAAATACTCTAATGAACATTCCTTGAGATAGTTCTTGCCTTCATCAATCGTAAACTGAATGTTGTTCGGTTCGAGTTTTTCCCATTCTTTTGAAAGATACAGAAGATAGTCTCGTATTGCTGTAGCTTCAACATCATCTCTCAATGTATCCTTTTTAATATTGTAAATATCCTGAATTGCTGTTTTCGGTGCGGTTCCATACTGTTCATAAAACTCACGAATCCACATTCCTACAGTACGTGAAAATGAAGATTTCAGTGTAAGCGGGTTGAATACAGGAATTAAATTTTTGCACACCTCATCTGATACAATGAGCTGGGTAAGCAATTTTCTTTCAACATCAAGATTCACCTTTTCTATCTTCATTTTGACCTGCCTGCCTTCATCCTATATTGCTTTATCATGCTCTTTACAAAGTCATCATCTTCACCACCAAAGAAGTTCACCTTTTCTTTCCCATCGACAAGTTTATTGATGATGTTGTACTTCTTCTGAATGAGTTCCATGATTTCCATTTCCACTGTACCTTCAGCAACAAGGTAGTAGGCTTCAACCGATTTTGCTTTCTGATTTACTCTATCAACTCTAAACTCAAACTGTTCGTGGTCAGCACTTGTCCATGCAAATTCCACTGTTGCTGTAGCACTTGCTGCCGTCAGTGTAAGCCCTGGAGCTGTCTGTATCTGGCACAATATCAATCTGCACCATTCCTGATTCTGGAAAGTATCAACTGCTTTCTGCCTATCCTGTGCAGAAACAGAGCCATCAATAAATACAGCAACTTTCTTGAACACACTCATCAAATCATGCAGTGTTTTCTTATGGAAAGTACCAACAACAAGTTTGTTCCCACTTGTAAGATAATCTTCAATCCACTGCACCACAGAATTTCTTTTTGCAATGTAGGCAAGCTGTTTCAATTTTTCAAGCTGTGTCTGTGCTTCAATACCATCTTTCAAATGCTGTCGTAGCCACTCCAAAAATTCTTCATTTGCATCCTTGTAGTTCTTTGATTGTAGTTCATCAAGTTCCATCGGAACAATGATTCTTCGCTTTTCAGGCAGTTCAAGTGCTATATCTTCCTTTGTTCTTCGTATCATCAACGTGGAAACAAGTTCATATAGTTCATCAATATTGCTTGCTCCTGTAAACTTCCAGCCATAGCCATTGTGATAAGGAGCACAATATCTGAAGTTAAATCTATATCGGTTTGGGAAAAGTTTCGGGGCAATCATGTGAAGAATGGTAAAAAATTCCGCCGGCCTGTTCCTGATGGGAGTTCCAGAAAGTGCAATAAGTGATTTCAAAGCTGGAGAACGTTTCAGGTATAGTACAGATTTCGTTCGCTTTGTAGTTCCTGATGAAAGCATCTGGCACTCATCAATTATCAAACCTTTTATTTTCATCTTCAATAGTGCATATAGCCAGCTTGTTGCAAGAAATTCTTTCCCACCAAGTTTACTATCTACTTGTTCTGCAACTATATCATAGTTCACAATGTAGAATGGAACATCAGGAACCGTAAATGCTTTATAGCCGTACAGAATAAACGATTCCTCACCAAGCCATTTCATGATTTCCCGTTGCCAATTCAGTTTAACTGATGCAGGGCATACAATAACTACAGGTCGAATATCTTTGTGCAACTTGAAGTAAGAAAGAGCTTCACACGACTTGCCCAAGCCCATTACATCACCGACAAGTCCATAGCCATTATGCTGTTCAAGCCATCGTACTGCTATCTTCTGGAATGGGTACAGTTCAGGAAACAATGATTCATCTATTTTTGGAAGTTCCTTATCTTTGCCCAGTATAGCTTCCACATCATTCATAAACACCCAGTTATCAGCTTTCAATGCAATAACATTTTCTTTCAGCGCTGGTATTGTCCATAGTTTTGTGCTTACATCAAAGTTCCATCCTTTGAGTTTACTCTTAATAAAAGCAATTGATGGAGTAAAATCATTGCCATTAAACTTCAACTCTAGTACACCTTTATTGTAGCTTACTGATTTCATAGATGCAATGCTCTCTTTACAATATAAACTTCTTCTGGTGTCAACGCACCCGGGTCATGGTTCCATTCCATATCAACAACATAGGCTTCAATTCCATATGATGCAACCTGTTCAGCTTGTTTCTTTGCTCGTTGCTGTGCTTCTTTTTCTGCATCAAACAGAAACAATACTTCTTTGAACCTATCCTTCAGTAGTAGTATCTGTTCTCGTGTCATTGATGTTCCTAATGTTCCACACACATTATCACCAAGACGCATGACATCAAACGGCCCCTCAACAACAACCACCCTATCCTGTGTACAGTTATCAAGATTGTATAGAACTGATTTTGGATTCATTAGTGATTGCTCTACTGATAATGTTTTGTATCGCAACATGCCGCTTTTGATAGCTCTTCCTTGAAATGATACTACAACATTATTGTATATTATTGGTATAATTATACGAAACTTCCATTCTCCAGTATAGTCAGTACCACGAAGTTTATACTTCATTTCAAGATAGTCTGGGTCAAAATTTCTATGCCGAAGATACTTCTTGTGCATCTCCTGCAAAGGGCCACCTGGAAGTGTAATTGATTGCTGTGAAGCTACTTTGTTATTCATCTTGTTAAAGACAAGAACTCTACTACTATATTTATGTAGAAGCTCATTAACAGTGTAGGTATCAACATTCAGCACAACTTTCAAGCTATTCTTCAGCGAATGTCCTCCGCATTTCCAGCAATGAGCATATTCTCCAACTGGATTAAACCCAAGATGAAACTTCTCATCACCACAGAATGGGCAAGCTGTATTTATCCAGCCTCTACTTACATCTGTTACATATGGAATATGATATATATCAAAAATAGCTTGTATGTCTATCATAGTTCTGTGTCATCCAACTCTGGGCAATTTGAGCTGCAAATATCGGATTTTCGTTTTGGTGAAGTACATCTTGATAAACATGCAGTCTCCATAAACTTTTTTACATCAAAACTTTGTGGGGGAAAAGCAGGAAGAATTGACATTATATCTGCATCTTTTGGAAATGGCACTGTTCCTTTTCGATATGTACAATTTTTATACTGTTCCCTATAGTTTGCCATTTAATCATTCCTATATCGTTCAAAATCTCTTAAAAAAATTTCTCTTGGGAGCACATAGATATTACCTGTTTTCTCTTCTTTGACAATATAGCTATCATAGCGCATTGGTTTTTTACCTGATGAAGTATTTACTATAATATTTCCATTCATATCAAATTCAATTCTACCATCAGCTAATGCTTCTTCTACCCAACCAGGCATAAATTTTCTATTTATGTCATCAACCAAATATGCATCAAAAAATCTTGGTTTGGTTTTATATAACATCCTTTACCTCCTGCTTTCAATATGTACAATCATTCCTCTACATCATAGTCATCTGTTTGCCAAGGAATTGGTGTCAACTCCATGTCATCTGGCACTTGTTCATTCCAACATTCTTTACATGTTCTACCTCTACATCCTGTAAAATACATTGTGTTGCCTTCAACTTTATACGTTGCTGTATCAAGGTCAAAATCATCGTGAAATTCTTCAGCAAAAATATCAGGGCATAAAGCATAGTAACCCGCCCAAAATGCATCATCTTCCAATCCAACCAATGTACTTTCTACCATCGGAAGGATTTTTCTTACAGCTTCTAGTTTAGTCATTCCCCTTATCTCCTTTGCTCTCCTTGCATAAAATAAGAAGCCCTGGGCAAAAAAGAACCTATTTTAAGGAGGCAGAAAAATAGATTCAAAACACAGCCCAGGGCTAATTACCAAATACAGGCTAGGCTTCCACTAGCATCACCGAGTTCACGGCTTTCGGCGTACTCTGTACCGATTAGCCTCCATAATAGTATGTGGCTAAAGCTCCCTTGAACAAAATTGTTACACAAGGGCTTTTATAATGAGCTGGCATACCAAACTCATTATCTTTAGTATACAACAGATGCAGTAGCCCATGCAACTGCTCACTCATATTATATCACATTGTTGCAGATTTTGTTCTAGAAACTTTGTTTTTCTCTGGCATTATAAGATATGTTCCATCGGCATAGGTAGAAATAAGCAAACGAAGTAATTTTCCAATATCAACTTTTCCATCTTCAGATGTATAAACTGATTCCACTTGTGCCCTGCGAATCATTCCATAAAATATTGCTTCATCAATGTCCGTGTACACTCGTTTCATAATACCCATAACTGTTTCTCCTTCACCAAATATAGTAATAGGTGTTCCACCATTGTGCAAGTTCTTTCAATGCTTTTTTTATTGAACACAAAGAGTATCCTCGCTTTCTGTATTCTTGAAGTAAAAACCTATTTGTCATTCGATGTACAACTGATTTCCATTCGCAGAGCAATAAGTATTCCAATATATCTTTCGCTATATCAGAAAGCTCATCAGATGAGATGGCTTTTTCTAGTGCATCAGTAAAATCATTTTCATTACACAAATAAAGATAATCATCAATATTTTCAAAAAGCAACTTCTTTTCTGTAATAGCTTTTGTATTTGATACATGATGAATGTTGGCAAGTTTCTTTGCATATCTTGAAAGGAGCTTCAGCTTCCAGTAGAAGTAGGTGCTGAACTTTGACATATCATCACGATAGTAATGGAGTGCTTCTACAAAAAGATAGTACCCCTGATTTACAAGCTCTTCATACTCAACATGGTATTGTTTGGAAATAGCATGAGCTTGTTTGAAAATCATTGGCTTTACTTGCTCAAGTAATGCAACATCTGATTCCATCATCCTGCCTCCTTATTTTTAAGCCAATTAAAACCGCATGTTTTTTCGATTCCAAATCACTAGGTGGTATCTACATACCTTTTTTGCTATTGAACTCGTTGAACCCCACCGTAGGTTCAGTTATTTTGCTTGTTTTTGGCATTTTAACTTGATGGTTTCCATGGCCTTTCAGACTTGGATTATGCCCAAAACGGAATTGATGTAATTTGCAGTTTTCTATCTTGCAATCTCTCACAGAAGCGTAGTTACCTGGCTCACCACAAGCAAGGCAGTAGGCTCTTATTGCTTTGAGCGGGGTCATTGTCTGATCTGCATTTCGATGCCCATTCCGATATGAGTATAAAATACATTCAGTGACAGTACAGTTAGCAACTTCAGTAGCACTCCCAAGACAACAATCAAGACAGTGTTCACGAATTGCACGCCGTGGTGTCATAGCTTTGCCTCCTTACCCATCTACTTCTCTGAAAACACCAAACTGAAATTCAGCCAATTTCCCACATTTATTACATTTATACTGATAGATAGGTGGGTCTGTTGTAAACACAACTCCTGTAGGAAAAAATTCACCACCACAGTCGTGCATTGGGTACTTTTCATATTGTATATATCGAATTTTACGCCGTTTCATTGTAATCATTTTTCTACCTCTTCCTTGCACACTTCATCAAAGCAATTAAACTTCCTAGAGCTGGCACCGAGCAATCATGCATTTGACTTTGCTAGTGATTTCTTTAATTAACTCATTATTAGTATCTAGTATACGACCAAGTAGTGTCAGTGGATTCTCTTTGGGGGAACCCCCATCAACATCATTGACCTCTGGCCCAATCACTGGGCTAAAGTATTTCTCAAGGAGCTGAATTTGGTCTTTGAGAAAGTTAAGATTCTCTGTCATGTTTGATAAAATTCTCTGAATTTCTTTCGGTGTTTCCACTTCATTATTGTTCATCACTTACCTCCTTCTTCCAACATTTATTCTCCCAACATTCCTTGCAAGTAATTCCACGACATCCTATCAATGTCCCTCTCTTAGAAAATATTGCTTGCTGTCTATAAATAAGAATCTCACCATGAATAAACTCACCAGGGCAATAATATTCCACTAAATCTTCTTTTTTTATGCAAAAACTAACATCTCCTCTATCTCTAGCTTCTTTATATACTTTTTCAATCCGTGTCATAATTCTACCTCCTTACTCAACTTCTATTTCTATTATATCACATTTTCTGCAAAACAACATCAAAAAACTAATTTCTTTCATAGAAGGCCTACAAGCCACTTCAAAAGCATAATTTGATAAAAAGTACGTACCTTCATTAGAAAATGCAATGTACACCCTGCTATCTTCAACTATGGGCAAATTATACATCATTGCATTGCTTCCTGCAGCAATTCAGTTACATCTGTTTCTGCCATCACATCTACATCACTATGCATCCACCTGTCGAACGCTTTTCCTTTCGGCCCAATAGCCCACGGTCGCAGGAACTTTTTCGTATTTGAGCCGTAACATGTTTTCAGCCATTCAAGATATTCTGTCGTCCACCTTCCAGCATCATCAGGATGGAGCCACAGCCTAACCATATACCCATCAGCTACTTTTGCAAGCTCACGTTCCATCTTCAGCACATTGTTTACACCAAACCAGAACAAGTTTACATCGTGGTTATTCAGCGAGGGCCACAGCTCACGCTTCAATTCCTTTGCCTTCATGTATACAGTATCAGGAAGCATCTCAAGTATATCCTCAACGAACTTATCTTCACATAATGGTGGTTCTTTCTCAACACAGGCAAGGAAGATAGATTGATGCATGAACCCATCATACATCCATTTTACAATGTTTCGATACTGAAGCAAAAACTTTTTCGATAATGGCTCATGGCCTTCATCAAACCAGAGCATGAAATTCTGTGCAGCATGAAGAAGTAATGAATAGATTTCATTCCAGTTTCCTTTGCAAGCTCGAATCCTTGCCCAATGCTCATCATCAATTTTGTTTCTTTCGATAAACTCTGGGGAAATATCATAGTATCTACGGTTGAAGTCCCCATTATATATCTGTTTTACTATATTAGAAAAAGTTGTTTTTCTCTTTACTTCTGATGATGGTCGGCAATAGAATAGTGGGATGTAGGCATGGTCATAGATAACTTTTAAACTCATCAGCATATCCCACAAATGGGAAATTTCAACAGGTATCTTGCCAGATTTAGGAATTTTATCAGTTACTTCATTCTTATCAAATAATGGACTCGGATTCATAACAACACCTCCAAGTAAGTTTTGGACTGTATCAGTAAACTTATAGAATACTCTTTTCTTTCCACTAATAACGGCACAAACACTTTCAAAGATACCTTTTTGCACAAGTCTACTGAACTTCTTATTGATACATTCATACTTCTTGCCATGAAACTGAACTATATCTTCAGCTACTTTTGGGTAGTATACCCAATAATATGTTTTACTGTTTTTAATTAGCTTTCTTTGCCTACCTGATTCTGAAAAAGTTTTGAACCAGTCTACTATGTAAAACTCTCTTACTGAAATTTTATAGTTAGCTAAAACTGTTTTTATGGTCTGGTACTCCATGCTCTACTCCTACTATGCTGAAACTGAAACTTGAAGCAAAGCTTCATCTTTTCTTGCCCACAAATAATTCATTCCAAAACCATCCAAAGTAAATTTTGAAAAAATTTACAATTAAGTTATACTTAATACGAAGTATTAAGTATAAGTTAATCTACAGTAATGAGTATCTAGCTGTAATATCATTCTGACATTTTGCCATTTCCATTCTGACATTTTTTCGACCATTCTGACATTTTTTGCCTCATTTTTGACACAACTTGACATTATCTGTGAACCTATAGAACACTCTTTTCTTGTTATCAACCAAAGTACAAGTTCGTTCAAAGACACCTTCTTGTACAAGTTTACTAAACTTTTTACTGATGCATCCATACTTCTTGCCATGGAACTGAACTATATCTTTAGTTACTTTTGGGTAGAATACCCAGTAATATTCTTTCTTATTTTTAACTATCTTCTTTAGATTCCCAGATTCAGAAAAAACTTTGAACCAATTTATTATGGCTATATCATCTAATGATAACTTGAAATTAGATAATGCTGTTACTATGGCTTGATATTCCATGCTCATCTCCTTCAAAAAGAAAAGGCATCATTTCACGGTAGGATTGACTAGTCCTTTTGCTGTGAGAGTAAGCTCACACTGTAAAACAATGCCCTAATAAACACGTTCACCCACTCTTACTCGTGGGGAAGTTATAGGTCGTCATCCCATAACTCATCATATTGTACAGCATTTCAAGTTACAAAACAAGTAGCTCTGCTTCTTCCAGTATTCTCATTGTGCTATCAGAAAAACGATAGTAGGTAGCATGTTCTGTCGGAACCCTTACCCGCTCAAATACTCCATTCTTGCTCATGCGATAGAAGTCCTGTGCAATAGACATGTAAGGAAGTTTCTTTCCATTCACTTTTGCTACTTCCTTACTAGCTTTTGCATAGTCCATCTTGTAGTACAGCTTCCCATCAAATTCTTTTGTTACAACATCAGGGAGCATCATGTACTCTTTGAACCAAAGAATAAACTGTGCAGTGATAGCTCTCATCTCGAAATTCCAGTTACACTTTCTGATAGCTTCAATAGTTTCCTTATCCATAGATAAACCTCCTACTGTATATTTATACATTACATTATGCATTATTGCTGTTTTCTGCAATGTGGGCAGATAGTAGCTTCAGGGTCAATATATTCTTTGCAGTATGGGCATTGCTTCTTTTCACCCCTTGCTTTTAGTTCAGCATTATGCTGTTTCTTTTTATAGTCAAGAACCATGCCTATTGGCAAGCCAATCATCATAGCTAACCCAAAGAAAACAAGAAACAAGAAAATTCCAAATACTAATATAGCTAACATAATTATGCCTCCCCTATTCTAATACTGTAAGTTTAGTACAACGAATCTTATCACCATTTTGTACTACTCTTGCTACATCTTCATAATAAATCTTTACTTTTACAATAAGCCCAGAATTATTATAACTTCTTGCACCTTCTTCCGTCCATGCTGATAAACCAAAAGAGTTTTCATGGTTCGTAAAATCAGCATGAGCTTCATATGTTTGATTAGGTAAATACTGATACTGGAAATTATGATGAGAATATCTATCCCAGCGAATTGCTTTATAAGCAATAAAGTAATCATCAAAACATTCATATTTCATTGTTTTCATAACTTGTTTTTTCTTGAAAGCTGTTGATTTATAAAGCCATAAATCATTATAAAGTTTTATGTTATGTTTTTTAATAAAGAGTTTTGATAGTTTTTGATAACTTGAGACTAACTGCATACTAAGTCTGTTGATATTGCGTTCCATAAAATCTTCTGATAGAATTTGAAAAATTGAAACCAAATCTATATTAAGTCTGTTGATATTGCGTTCTATAAAATCTTCCGACAGAATTTGGTATGAAGAAACACTCATCCAATCGACATCGTTTCTATGCTTCTCAATAAATCTGTAGGATAACTTTTGGTGGGCGGAAGTAGCCACCCAATTTAGCCTTTTCCTATGCCGTTCTATAAAATCCTCAGATAATTTTTGGTAGGCAGGTAAAAAATCCCAATAAATATCTTTTGTATGTTTTTTGATAAAAGTCTCTGACATAGGTTGGAACATAGTAATTAAACCCCAATCCATATAATTGGCATACTTTTCTATAAAATCTTCAGATAATTGATACTCTTTTACTAATTTATCCCAATCAAATACATCAGCATGTTTCTCAATATACTCTTCTGTATACTCCATATTACTGCCTCCTTACATATCATAAAGTGATGATGGCTTATATTCTTTGCCCCAGCACTCTTCACACGTAATGCCTCTACAGCCAGTTTTGTATTTTCTATGAGCTGTAGTATTTCTTTTCCACACTGCTGTTGCCCCATCTATGCTCATGCTTCCATTGATGTAGTTCTTGTTTTTGTAAATTATTTCAAATGAAGCTGGGCAATAGTCCCTAATTACATAGTTTGCTCTAATGTAACTGTTGTGATAGTGCCAACGAAGCACTTGCTGTAGCATTGTCATAATATTTGCCTCCTTACAAATGAATTACAGTTTTTTATGGTGAAGTGATAGTAATGGTGATAGTATCACTATATACATCATCAATATACAATTCCGTGTAGCTGTCAACTTTGAACCCAACCGGGAAGTCTTTGCCCACAACTGGAGTTTTTTTGTTGAATACAATGCTTTTTGCTGTAGTGAGCTGGGCATAGTCTGAAAGAGCATTGCTAGTTACGTTTGCACTCCAGCTACTTGTATCGACTTTTATGTAGTATGGAATTTCCTCAACTCCAGCTTTCAATATTCCACTGTTTGCTGAAGAAAAAGCAACAGTATAGTTCTTTCTTGAAGAAACTATTGTTAATGTTGCTTGTGATGCAATATTTATTTCGCTACCACTGTTATTCATTGCTATGTTCCATGTAGTGGGGGCAATTGCAACAGACAGCCTTTGTGCCACTGTTACAGAAAGAGCAACAGAAGTAGTGGTATCAGCAAACACTGCAATGCCAAGAACCATCATCAAAATACATACTATCTTTTTCATATATTCCTCCAGTGTCAAGTATACTTTATCTCACCGTTCGTGTCAAGTATATAATTTATTGTATATACAATGTATATACAGCTTTTCTTATATTATGCTTTCTTTATTCCAATACTGTAAGTTTAGTGCAACGAATCTTACCACCTTTGTGCACTACTCTTGCTACATCTTTGTAGTAAATCTTTACTTTTACAATAAGCCCAGTATCATTATAATTTTTTGCTTCTTCTTCTGTCCATGCAGATAATCCAAAGGAATTTTCTTCATCAGTAAAATCAGCATGAGCTTCATAGGTGCTACCAGGCAAATACTGGTATTGAAAATTATAATGAGAATATCTATCTTCTCTTATTGCTTTATAAGCAATAAAATAATCATCATAACATTCATACTTTCCAGTTTTTATTACTTTATTTTTCTTGAAACTTTCTGATTTATATAGCCATGTAAATTTTGGAACTTTGATATTATGCCTTTTCATAAACTCTTTTGATAGTTTTTGGTAATGTAAAACACGATCCCAATTGATTATTTGTGTAAACTTTTCAATAAAATCTTCTGATAGTTTTTGATATTTGGAAATGCAGTACCAATCAACTTTACCAAAGTATCTTTCTATGAAAGCTTCTGATAGTTTTTGATTTCTGGAAATACTATTCCAATCAACTTTATCAGCATACTTTTCAATAAAAGCTTCTGATAGTTTCTGGTATTCTGAAATTTTCGGCCAGCTAACTTTATCAGCATATCTATCAATAAAAGCTTCTGATAGCTTTTGATGTGTGGAAATGAAATACCAATCAACTTTATCGGCATACTTTTCAATAAAAGCTTCTGATAGTTTTTGATATTTAGAAATACTATGCCAACCAACTTTATCGGCATACTTTTCAATAAAATCTTCAGATAGTTTTTGGAATATTGAAATATTCTGCCAATCAAATTTATCAGCATGTTTATCAATGAAAACTTCCGATAGTTTTTGGCATATTGAAACACTCACCCAATCAACTTTATCGGAATACTTTTCAATAAAATCTTCAGGTAGTTTTTGATATATAAAAATGTTTTTCCAATCTACTGTATCAGCATTCTTTTCGATATACTCTTCTGTATACTCCATATTTTTGCCTCCTTATTGTTTTACCATTGGCATTACAAGTGCAAAACTGTTATCAATGTAGTTAAACACAATGGCATGGATAAAATCTGTATATGCAATGAAGTGAACTGGAAGAATAGTAAGGGCATGGTTAAAGAATCCCTCATTGATATACAAAGTATTTTGCTCTTCATCAAAATATTCATTCTTGAAACCATACCACTTCATTTCTCCAAGCACCATATCATCATACATGTTCTTTACCTCGACAACTGAATTTTCTTTTGGGTATATAGCAATCTTTGCATAATCCCTTACTGCCTTCCCAAGCTTTTTATAAATAGCATGAATGTTGTTCCACTCATTGATGTTTGGTGCTGTAAGCTTGTAAACTGGATATTGGCTACTCTCCATCTTTATAAGGTTGGTATGCCTTTCTGGAACTACATTTTTCCAGTTTGGGAAATGCCCATCAATTGTCTGCATTGCATACTTGAATGTGTTTCCGCAATAGTTAAATTCAAACAGTGCATACTTTTCATATATAGCAAAATTTATATTTTCACCTTTTTTCAATATGGTATCCAGCATCTTTGTGTGGGGAAGTGTTACACTTGGGAATCTATCAAACCCATCTGAAGCATACAGCTGCCTGCCATCTGTGGCAACAATGTAAGGTTCGTCAAAATGTACACCTTCTATGGAATGTCTTGTATCATCAGTGCTGATGAATGTATATGCAATGAGCATTTTTTCAGCCTGGCTTTTTGTGATGGATACAGCTGAAGAAAAGTTTGCATTCACTAAAAAATCGGTTTCTGGAAAGTATTCTACATCTATTGTAGCTTTTTTTGCCAATTTTTTGTATGCTTTGCTTGTTGCTAATTCATATACCCCATCTTCAGTATTTTCCAGTGCTTTATCAAAAAGCATGAAAAATTCCTTTCCATTCGTTACTGCAAGAGTATCCTTATTCTTGCAAGCATAATTGAATAGGCTTACATTGTTTTTTACTGAGCCAACATAGCCAGCCAACTCCAGGAATGCTTCTACTCCATCTTTTTCAATAAGTTTCATACTTCTACCTCCTTAAAAGTATTGTAATACCGATAATGATAATAATGACTAATGCAATAACTAATAACCACACCAATATCATTGCTACATCATACAAAAATAATGGTATATCTTGTGTTGCCCCACTTGTGATGAAAATAAAAGCAAGGAAGCCAATTGCAACTACTGCATAAAGACTGTATGCAATAGCTGAATGTTTTTTCCACCACAATTTATGCTTTTCTGCCTTCCAGGCAGCTCTTGTTTCTGGGGTCATTGTTTTGCCCCCTTATTGGCAAGTGTTGAAAACAGCATCACTTCATGCTCCTTTCTATAAGAATCTCCTACATGTTTTCCAAATTCTGGTTCTACATAACTTATTTGGAAATCTCTTTCTCCAAGCTCTTGAATGTAGTAAACATATTCCTCCCCCATATCCCATGAGTCTGGCAATTCAACATAGACCCCTCCTACAGTATTTCCTTTAAGAAAAACAACCGTTTGTGCTACTAAATCATCAAATCCATTGAAAAATTCACCAAATTGAACATCCAGACCCATTCCATTACCAATCCTGCCTTTTGATAGAAACTCTACCAAATTCCTACCTAAACCTTCTGGATAACTGTCATGATGATTATACAATGTTAGCATTGTTTGATTATCCATGTTCTTGAAATGAATTAAACCTCTTGTACTCATAATTACACCTCCTTATGCTACTACAATATCGCCAACATTATGATTGATAAAGTTAGGATTTACTCTTAATACAACTGAATACATACCATTTATGTCATTCAGTTTTAGACCTCTTTCAAATGCATATGGTAAGCTTTCCAACATTTTTAATGCCTGCCTTCTTGAAATAATGACTGTTGCATAATCATACCATGACCGTTCTTTCACAAATGCATCTCTTTCTTTTTTGCTCGTGAAAGCAATGGCGCTTTTTGTGTTTGCAAAACCACGGCCTGGATTGCTTTCCCTTACTGTCCAGTCATACATAGCATAATAAAATTTCATAATTACACCCCCTTCCTATAAAATTTCAGTCTCTAATTCTCTTTCTGTAATAACTAGCCTCATATTCTATGGCCTTTTTCCCATGGAGAATTATAAGCCAATCGGGAAATTTTGGGTCATTCACCAATTCTTTTGTGGTCATGCCATACCGTATCGTTGCCATATTGTCTGGGTATTTGTTTGGCAGCCACGAAAGCATTTCTTCTTTGCTTTCAAAAACATCAATTACATTCGACCCCCTTTCAGTAATGCCATATTTCATACTATTGCCTCCTTATCATTATCTTGATTGGCTTCTTGTATTAGCTCATCAAATTCTTTTCTTATTTCATCGATACTTTCATACACACCTTCCATCACTTGTCGAGCAGTGCTGCATATGTAGTCATAAAACCCTTCACTTTCCCAGCTAGGCAAGCAATCCATGAGAAGCTTTTCAATAGCTTCCTGTAATGCTTCTCTTGGAGTATTATTTTCACCATAGGTTTTGCTATCTTGGAGTGCTTCAACAAAATAATCTCCAAATGCCCTTTGCTCTTCAGCTGATAGCGATCTGATAAAGTCCTTCATACTCTTACCTCCTGTTTAACTTTTGCTTGGATAAGTTTACTGTAAATAGTTTCTATTTCGGATGTGGAAAGCTTATGATGCAATCGGATGTAATCAATGAAATTTTTATTATAATGAAGCTCATTCGGTGATATCCTGTTTACAGTATTTACAAAATCCTCCTCATAATCAATAGCAAATACTGTATAGGAAGTTATGTCATTCAGCAATTCGCATGATGTTTCGGCATTATGCATTGATGAAAAATCAAGCAAAATCCAGTTACGCTTGTCAAAATCTAATGCTACACTGATACATGAATGATTGTATTTATTCATACTTCTACCTCCTTGTTCCAGCAATCTTTGCAACTAATGCCCCGACAACCAACCACTTTATTGTGCCTTATTTTTAATGCTTTCTTGTTCATTTCCATTATTGATTCACCATCAATATAATTACCTGGGCAATCATCTACAATGGAACTTTTTAAAAATAATGTATCAAGTCGCCAATTTTTCCATTGATTTTTATTATTATCCAGCATTTTCAGTACTGCCTCAATTCGTGTCATATTCTTACCCCCTTGTGCCACCAATGCTTCTTTGTAGCATATGGGCTTTTTATGATCTAACTATAGTATCGTCTACTTTTTTAAGTATGTCAAGTGTTTTTTTAAAATAAATTACACTTTTTTGTTTTGAATTACACTTTTTTCAAAATAAATTACACTT